AGTCTTGGATGGCATACTTCTATCTTCCCAACCAAAGTCATACCCTTCCTCTACTAGTGTGCTTACATTAAAGATGTACTCACCACTAGGTGTAGATATTATATAAAGAAATTCCTTTCCACTTTCGTTAGCCTGATCAAGGTTAGCTGTGAACTTCTTATGTTCTATAAGTTGTGTGTCATAGTGTGTTCTTCTACATTTAAACTCTACCACATAGCTATCATCATAAGCATCAAAGGTACAGTACTTGTCCTCTGTTGCTGTCAAACTTGTGCCCAACTTCTTGCTTGCTATGTCTTGCAATTCAGATTGTGTCATAACTCTTCCCCTTTAATGTTAACAACAACACAATTGTTATCACCTATACCACCAAACTTTGTGGTAATCTTGGTAACATAATCATAGTCATCATCTACAATAACACCACCTTTAACTAAAGCATCCATAAGAAACTTATGCATAGGAAACGTATAGTTATCTAAGTCTTTCTTTCGTTTGTTGTTAAAGTAAATAGTGTATGTAGGTGTTATTGTTTTGTATTTAGGTAATGTCTTTACAAACTCTTCAACTACTGCATAGTAATCGTCCTTGCATTTTCCTTTAGCAAAAGGATGCAAGTGTATAAATACATTGAGACTTAGTATGTTAGTTTTTTTCTTATCACCTCTTCCTTTTGTGTAGGTGGGTAGTGGTAAGATACCTTTGGAAATCATTCACCATCCTCCGCAAGCAGTACTTCTATCTGCTTCTCTATGAACCAGCGTGCCTTCCTTAAATCATCTAGCCTTCCTTCACCTTTGTGCTTATGTTCCCAGCGACAAAGATACTTGGCTGCACTAGCTGTAAGGTAACTCATCTTCTGGTCTATAATAAAATCTATTACTTCTATCTTGCCCTTTGTATAGTGACTGGGCGAGTTTACTTTATCTTCTTTCATTTCCCTTCTCCAGTGTATTAACTTGGAAGTCTCATCCATCTGGACAAGACCCCAAGGTTTATTGATTGGCTTACTTGCCTCCACTCATTATATCTTTGTCGAGTAGCTTCCAAATAATACCAGCAGCAATAATGCCTGCCAGTCCAGCGTTACCTAGTGTCCATACTATATTAAGTATAGAACTAATTACATCTCCAGTTAGGAATGCTACCTTCGCACCGAAAATAACCTGTAATATAATTGATAAGCTGATTAGCTTAATGCCCACGTCTATTGCACCGTCTGCACCTTTCATTATTTTATCTAACATATTGACTCCTTTATTATTAAACAAATGTGACTATACAAGCCACCCTTTCCTAAGAGCATTCAACCACATAACGATGTAGATTAAACAACCCGTAGAAACTAGACCACATATAAAATATATGGTGTACATAATTCCTTCTAGTATTTTCATTCTGTTCTCCATCCATCACACATATTTGAATCAATATCTAGAGGCTTACAGATTAACTGTTCCTCTATTATGGTTGATAGGTTTTTAGGACTATCATCAATCCAAATAATGCTTACACCTATCACTAGTATTATTAAGAGGTTCATTCTATATCCCTCTCTTCTTCAACTAAGTCAACCAACTCACACACACTACCAGTACAAGCCAGTGTCTTAGTGCCCACTGTCATATCTGTTAGTTCATATGTGCTAATCAAGTTCCAGTCTACAGCCTTTGGCATTTTCTTAGCCAGTGCTGTGTACTCTGCCTTGGTACAATCTTCATACGGTGCTTGCTGGTATGAGTGGTCAGAGTGTGGTAGAAAAGAGACACCACTGACATCATCAAAGTTTCTGTATACCCAAGCTCCTACTTCCATCCACTCGTGCTCTCTAACACTGATTGTAACTGAAGGCTTGTGCTCACAGTAATGCTTTTGGTATGTGAACCATAGCTCTAGCTGCTCAATAGCAGTCCTTTCATTCCTAAGTACAGCACCCTCTGGTGCTTTCATAGGGAAAGTAAACACCCTAACACTCTTAGGTTTCATAACATCAGCCTCACAAGGGATGCCCTGATCTTCCATAAGTTGTGCTATTGGGTCTTTAGCATCTGCTCTTACTCTTCTTAAGTAGTAATCGTTGTGCCTGGTATGTATTCCACTGGCACTGTCAACTAACTGACTGACTGTACCACTAGGTTTAATAGCAGTGGTAGCAGTAGATTGGTTGATGCCAAGTAGCCCCGACCATTCTTTGTTTGTCTTGACAGTTTCTTTACGCAAGTCAGATAAGAAATCAGGAAGACTACGCTTACCATAGTGTCCTCTATCTGTGTTGCTTCCATTCATAAAACTGTTGTCCATTATACCCGTCAAGCTCACCCCTAACAGGGCTTCTTCTTCTGTATTCTTAACCCATTTAGGTCTAAGTCTTTTAATGTCTGTAAGACTTGCTTGAAACGTGCCCAGTATGGTGGCTAATCTTACCTTACGGAGGATATCTTTCTGTGTGTCTGCCTCACGTATCACTACCTCTGTTAAGTTACAGAATTGGCCATCTCTGAGGATGATTTCACTGCAAGGATTACACCCAAAGTTATGGTCGGTGTCTCTTCTGCCTATAGAAGCCACTTGTTTGATTGCTGCTTCTCTATTAAAGATACCACGCTCACCAGACTTAGACTCATACAGTGACAACCACTCCTTCATAAAGATGCCTATGTCTGGCTTCTCTGTATAGCACACACTGTTGTTACTTAGTGCCATCTCTGGTGTGTCACTCCACCACTGACCAGACTTAGCATTACGCATACGTTCATCAGTTAAATTACTGAGGGAAATCAACGCACTACGCCTGACCCCACCTACTACAACTACCTCCGCAATCTTACACATCATACGGTGACACTCATAGCTGGTTAGCTTTCTGCCTATTGCTTCTTTAAATAGATTAGTAGAGAAACTGAACAAGTCAAGCAAAGGTTCTGGACCACTGGCTCTACCGCCAAAGGTACTGAGCCTGGCACCCTTAGGTCTGACCTTAGAGAAATCCCACTTAGGCATCTCACCATCATACAAGTAAGTGATTAGCTTACGGAATGCAGACTGCCAACCTTCCTTAGAATCTTGTACTACTATAGTGTCATCTACATCTACAAGTTCTGATGGTACATCTGGTAGCTTGTTAACAAACTGTCTCTCAACACTGAAGCCTACACCAGTACCGTGCATTAGAACATAGAGGCATTCATCAAATGCTTTCCAATGGTCAACACTTAGATAGGCACAGTTGTACCCAGCTATGTTGTTTTCTTTCAGTGCTTTGCCTGCTGTCATCAAGGCTCTCATACTAGGCATAACTTCTAGGTTAAGCACAGCATCTTCTAGTTCTTTACGCACCTTGGTTGTTAGCTCACCTTCTGTATTATCTTTAAGGTGATCTTGCATAAAGTCAAAGTAGCGAGCAACAGTCTCTTGCCACGTCTCTCTTCTTTTCTTTTCAGGTAGCCACCTAGCGTATCTGCTAAGTGCTATAAAATTTTGGTAATCATTTGGTAATGTGTTCATTCTTCCTCCATTGGGTCAATTTGGATGTCAACCATTCGGTCACCATCATCGTCATAATAATCTTTATATCTTAATCTTCCTTCTCTATGCATTAGCACCGCATCAGTGATTCCTTTTTCGTAGGCTTGCTTGTGTGCGAAGTAAATGGCACAAGCACCGGCAAACACTAGACCAAAGCTCAGCATTATGTACGCTTCCATCAGTAACTCTCCTCAAAGTCTTCTAAGAATCTATCCTTCTTAGCAATGAGCCTTGTCTCAAACGCCTCTAATAATTCTTCGGGTTCAATTTCTAGTTCATCACAGATCAGGCACACATCATATGTTGCAGCGATGAATGCCTTTAGTTCAGGTAGTTGTTTCAAAAGTTAGCTCCTTCGTTTACATAGTAGTTAGTTATTTTTCCAGAAGGTATAGGCCTAGCATCTAAGTTGCCCTTACCATAACAATCTTCCTTGAATCCACAGAAGGAGCAAGTCATACATAGCTTCTCTTGTGTCTTGGCTTTGTTCCAAGTTGTAGCACCAGCCAAACGCATAGGCGGTGTGTCTGATTCCATCTTCTCTTTTAATCCAACAATAAAAGTATCTATGTCTTGCTCCAACTCTTGCTTACATAACTTAAGAGTTGACTTGTTCTTATTAAAAGCTAGGAAGTAACCTTCTTTTCTTTTGTCTGTCTTGCCATAAGCTGATAGCTGCTTGATGTACCCAAAGGCATCACCATCTATACCATCTTCTTTAAACTTATTATCCCAAGACCAGGCACTGGCTGTCTTTATATCTACCAGCTCACCGTCAATTGTGCAGTCCTGTGAACCGTTAATGCCTTCAACAGTGTGTTTCTTTTGTTGGTCTGATACTGTATGGCCAGACAGCTTAAGTAAAGCAACAAGCACAGCCTCCAGTATGTGACCTTGTAAGAAAGTTAGGTGCACTTCACCTTTTATATCTTCTTGCTTGTAGCCCTTGAAGTTATACCACTGTGCTCTCTCACATCTACCGATGCCTGACATTCTCAAGTGACGGTTCTCTTGTCTTGGTTTGAAGGCATCTTTAAGTGCCTCTTCAACCTCACGACCAGCTTGCATAGCTATCGCATCCAGGTCTCCAGAATAATCTTTCGACTTCATTACATCATATACATCTTGTACCACTGTATTAATAGACTTCATAGTCTACTCCTCTCTCATTAAAATTCTAGTGTGTTTCATTCCAACTCTTGCCTACCTTGTACTCACCTGTGATAGGACAATTAAGTTTATAATATTTTGTTGTACATTCCATAGCCTTAACAACCAGACCACCAATCTCATTTGCATCTGATGGATCACATTCTATTTGTATCTCATCGTGTATAACACCAAGCTGTTTGTAGTCAAGATGCTTAGACAAACTGTGAAAGATGGCCCAAGAACGCTTGGCTATGATGGACCCCGCACTCTGCAGCAGAAAGTTAAGTGCTGAGTGTGGACTTCTAACATATACTCTGCGCCCATCAAGTGTTTTAATCCAGCCCTTCCTAGATGCAACCTCTATATCCTTTCTAAGTGCAGCCAGTGCGGGTGTGTTAGATAAGAAGTCACTCTTGATCTTCTTTCCTAGCACCTTACCACCACCACATATTTTACCAATCAAATCGTCACCACCACCATATAAATAAGCATATATAAATCTCTTTGACTCATCCCTGGTGCTAAGACCCGCAGCTTTTTGATTGGCTGTATGTATATCACCACTTAGTATTTCTTTAGTATACCCTACGTCTTTCATATAGTGTGCTAAACACCTTAACTCAAGACCAGATAGATCAGCACCCACTATCACCTTGCCACTGGGCACAGTGAACAAGCCACGCATCTGACTACCATACTCCTTACCACTGGCAGTTACTTGCTGTAAGTTAGGGTTACTGCTAGACATACGGTGTGTCACAGTGCCCATCGTGTGCACTCTACTGTGTATCCTTCCAGTTTTGTGGTTGTACTCCTCGACCCAAGAGCTAACCTGGCCTTGTCTCTTCTGTAGCATTAGGTATCTAGCTATAACCTGTGCTTCAGGTATGTTCACATCTTTTAATGTGCTTTCATCAACTTTAGGCAGCCCTGTCTCGGTAAGCATAGTAGGTTTCCAACCATAATGTACAAGGTGTCTGCCTACTTGCTGCCTACTGCCAAGATTCAGTTCAGGATATGTCCAGTAGCCATAGTCACCATCATCATTAGTGTGACATTCCAAGTCAACCTCGTCTTGATAATATTTAGTTCTAGTTGAGTCTATCTTAAATCTCTGCTCAACTGGCTTCTTAGATTTCCACACAGGCAGCGGAACAAAAGTCTCGTGAACTTTTTCTTCTGCTTTCTTTAGGTCATTATTAATATCCTGGAGCAGATCAATAGCAGCCCTTAGATTGAAATACCAACCCGTTTTCTCTTGAAGCACGCACTGTTTCTTGATGTCATACTCCAGTTCCTTAGCATCAGCGCTCAATCCCTTGGCCAGTAGATACTTATATAATTTCGTTGTAACTTTTGTGTCTCTTATGCAGTACTCTAACATCTCTTCACTGAAGCAAGACCAATCACTGTGGTCTCCCTTAGTAAAGCCAAGTGCATCTCCCCAGGCGGATAGTGAATGACCACCCTCCAACCTAGGTTTATACAACTGGCTCATAATCATAGTGTCTTCTACCTGTATGGTGCTAAAGTCTATGCCCATTAGCCTCTCCAACACTGGTATATCAAAAGAGATACCATTGTGAAATATAAGACAGTCCGCCTCGGATGCTAGCCAAGTCTTAAACAAACCAAGCGTAGTTCCTGAGAAAGTAATGGACTGATCTGTGTTTATATTATGCACAGCTATGCACCACACAACAGAGGCATCTATGCCATCAGTTTCTATGTCGCAGCTAAAAGTCCGCATCACCATTTCCACTGCTAGGTGCGTGGCCTTTTTCCAATCTTCCAGTCTCACCATTAAAGTGTGCCCACCCGGCCTCACCTGTCTGACCAGTCCTCCTCATCTTAGGCACTCGAATCCTTGTGGCATTCCTTTCATAATCATCCTCAGCTAGTTTATCTCTAGAGAATAGTATGTTAGTGTGACAAGCCTGCGGTATAGCACCACTACCCTTGACATCATACTCACATATCTTATGCGGGCTTGATCCGTCATCTGGTTTCCTGGTGTGTGTACTAAGTATCACTGTTGCTCTTGTTTCCTTGCACAATTTAATGAACCTGTCCATAACTTCTTCGATGTTCTCATTGGATAGATTCTTTATTGCAGTATGTAATGGGTCCAATAGTATAACAGTACATCCAAGTCCTTTGATAAAGTATCTCATCTTAGCAAACATTTCTTCCAAGTCTACACTACCACCACCATCATCGTGAAGTTGTATCTTAGATGCAAAGCCAATCTCTGTGGCCACCTGCATAATACTGTCAACATCTAGATCATTAGGTTTAGTTAGCTGCATATTTTCACCGGTGTGCACACTCACTACCTTCCTGATTGTCTCATCTATGTTGTCCTCAACCATAAAGCAACCAATCTTTTCTTTAGTGTTCCGGGCAAAGTGATAGATCAACTCATTTAGTATGGTTGTCTTACCTATAGATGTATGTGCAATGATAGAGACAAGCTCACCTCTAGCTACACCACCACGCATCATCTCATTTAGATTACCAAATGAATCGGGCAAAGGTATTAACTCTGTGCTCTTGTAGTGAAGCATAGCATTGCGCATATCTTCAAGACTAGCAACACCAGACACAGTGAATGGCTTAGAATCCCACCACTCATTAGTAAAGCCTTTAATGTCTCCGTTGATCAGGTAATCACAGGCGTCCTTGTGCTTAGCTAGCGTGAGTATCTTACATTTGTTAGGGCCTAGTATGGGTGCAATCTTTTTTGCAGCCTCACGGCCAGCCTCGTCATTATCAAAGGCAATGACAACTGTCTCAAAAGAATCAAGCCAGTCTATGTTCGCTTTAATATTATCAACACAATTAGCACCGTTAGTTACACTAACACAAGCCCACTTGGAGCCAAGGATTTCATAGGCCGCCATCGCATCCAGCTCACCCTCACACAAGGTAACGTACTTGTCACCTTTCCTAAATAAATTTTGACCAAATAAAGCATTAGTCTTGCTAGTGTCACCGTTGCCAAAGAAGCTTTTATCCACAACTCTTCGTGTCTTAATACCCACCATCTCACCCTTCTTATTATGAAACGGGTAGTGGTGCTTGATGATGTTGCCTTTCGCATCCTTCTCTGCTTTTACCTTATACTTCTCTAAGGTTTCAGCTCTAATCTTACGATCCGGAAGACTATAGTAATCCCCTTTGTATTCAGCAAGCCAATCTTTTTTTGTGCTTGGTTTGAGCTTCTCAGGACTTCCTTGTTTAGCACCTGAAAGTGTGTGTGCATTGCAAGAATAGCAATGTGTATGACCATCTGAATAGACGGATAAGTTATCCCTACTTTTGTCACCACCAGTGGATGCACAATTTGGACACTGTTCCTTCCTTAATAATATACTTTCCATAACTCCTCCCATTTTAATATAAAAGGGCTACCGAAGTAGCCCCAGCCTTAACAAGGCTTGTCTTCAATTTAGAAGTCAGACTGATCAGATTCCTCCACACCTTCTGCCTTCTGTTCCACCCGGATCGCTTCTAGATAAGCAAAAGCATCCCACTTTCCCTTGCCTTGCTTAACCTTAACAGTTACATCATCACCAAAGAAAGATAGATGACCAACATCTACTAGTTCTCTGTCTTTGTTGTAAATCTTAGGCAATCCAAAGTCAACCTTACGCTTCATAGTAATCTGGGTAGCACCCTCATACTGACTAGTCTTCAGACCAAGCTTCTCTGCGATCTGCTTACTCGCTTTGTCTAAAGCAATCGTTAAAGCATACTTCTCAACACCTTCATACTCATCTGGTTTTGCAACCTGATTGAATACAACCTTTCCAGCAAGACTCATAGCACTCATATTTAACACTCCTATATATTAACATTAAAAGACCCTCTAATGGGGTTCGCTTAGTAGGTAATCCCACTAAGAATGCACTGGAAAATAAGGAAGGAAAACCAGTGCATACTTAGTAAGACTAACTAAGTAAGTCTAGGTGATTGGTGCTATATAGCAGATATCATAAACAACCTAGACTTTCTTAGTAAAGAAATAAAATTATAGCATACTTTAGCAGGAATATTTAAGTGGTTAACCTTACTTTTTCCTGGTCTATATGCTCCTTCTTGTATTGTGGTGTCCTCATATATGCCACAACGTACTTGCGTATATATTCATTCACTGCTTCCTGGTCACTAGGGTCTATTCCCTCTTCTTGAAGCTCAATTGATAAGTCGCTCATTCTGCCCATCATTTTCCTCCTTTGTCAAGCGGTGTCCACTCTGTATTAACATCATTGGCAACCTCGGTCCTCTCTAAGCTTACCTTAATTGCCTTTTGCTGCAATGATTCCCCAATGAGATCATTCAAGTCTTCAGCGATTGCATCTTTTAAACCTTCTGCAAAATCCTTGTGACTGTCTGGAAAATCAATTATTACTTTACCTACGGTTATCTGACTCATCTTTTACCTCCAAAAATACCCCTAAATGAGTAGCTAAGTTTATTCTTAGCCACTTGCTTGCCTAAACCAACAATTGTATCAAGATCATCCATTACGCCTGTTGCTTTAGTTTCCTTTTGCTGCTTATCTTTCTTGTGTTTTGTTTTCAACTTATCCTCCTTCGTTTAATTGCTTCCATCTCTTCTGTATGTTCATTATACATATTAAGTATACCCTTTTTACTGTCATCCAACCACTGTTTCCTGTTCCGTCTTCTAAAATCAGACAGTGCAGATCGTTGTGATGCAGACAAAACGTTACCTTCTCTATCCCTGGGCAGTTCACCTTTTGCAGATATACCATCCATATAGCTGGGGTTAATTGGTATCCCAAAGGCAACCCGGACTGCATCATCCCGCCATCTAGAAGTGCCAATAGGCCTGCCTGTTCTCGCCTTATCCGTCATCAATTCTGATCCTTTTAAAGAAAGTACATACTCCTTGCTTGATGATTTCTGAAGCCTTCTATATGCTGCTATCCTGCTTACTCCAGTGGCATCTGCAACATCCTTTGTTGTTAGATATGCTCCGTCATCCATTAAATATTTCTTAAAGTCCATATATCCTCCTTGGATAATCCATTAGATTTTATTGATAATTTTACAAGTTTTCTATCATCCTTCCTTCTCTGTCTACGACTTGAACTTGTCCTTTTCTTATGTCTTATAAGCTTGGTTATTGGGGCAACGTTACTCATATAAACTCCCCTTGTTTTTATCCATTATCCTTTTTTGCTTATCCCACATCTTTATTACTCCTTTCCTTGTTATAAAAATAAAAGGCACTCTGGAAGATCCAAAATGCCCTTAGTTTTTATAACTAATAAAAATCCCCTGGGATCAGTCCTAAATCTCTGTAATCGTCCATCAAATGCCATTCCTCGGACTCTTCCAACTCTTCCAGGTCTTCCCCTTGCTGGTCTTCTAATATCATAAATACCCCTATTTAACGGACTTGATTAAGCCATTTTCAATGATGACACTTGCGAAAAACTCCCGGCCTCCATTGTTTGTTATTTGTGGCCTGTTTGATCCTATAAAGGACCCGTTTAATTTATATTCCGGACCAAACATAGACGTTTCAGTATAGTTTAAAGACTGTCCGATATTTTCTTTTAATTGTTTTTTGCTTTTATAGTTTAAGATCATCATTTTATTAGTTCCTTTTATTAGTGGTTTAAATAACTTATTGTTTTTACGCTACTATCCCAGCATTTATCACAAGATCCACAGTGCCCAAAATCAAACGTTTTCTTTTCTTCTGTAGTGTAATTATCAAATTGTTTTTGGCTATGAATTTTAAAATCTTTATCCGTTAAAAAACTTTTACAGGTTGCTTGATCGTGATCAGACACTACGGTGCTGGTATGTTTATATTTTGGAGCCTTTCCATCAACGAAGGACCCGCTTAAACGTATGATCAAGTTTTTAGGAATGGAGCCCTTATATTTATGGATAAAATTGCTTTCCTTCGTTGGGAGCCAGTGCCTAACGTTTGGCGTTGCTTCTGCTATTTTAACTATCTTATGTAGATGGCCAATGCTCTGGATATCGCCGGAATCGTGCCAGCGAAATAGGCCACTGGTAACCACTGATTTTTGATTATTCATTATATAGATCATTGCATTAACCCAGTTTGGATTGTCCAGGGATTCAAGCCTTCGTTGCATTGCAGGCTCGATGTTTTTAGCATAGCGGACATAGTTCCCCTTTAATGCATAACATTTAGAGCAGACAGTGTCTTTGATCTTTCTAAGCTTTGATCCTGTCTTGCATTTGTGGGCAGATGTTGACCAGCTGATCGTTTCCATTTTTCTAGTAACTGTCCAACCTCCAACGGTCTCTTTTGCTTGTTTTAATGTCTTGATCGGAACTGTAAGATTATTTTGTAAGTTCATTTTTCCCTTCCTTTATTATTTATTTAAAAATTGATCAACTTTACTTCTTAGAAAACCAACGGGGTTATCTGTATTTTGTATATCGCTATACAATAGAGCGTCAAAAGTTTGGATGATCTCTGTTAATAAATCTCTCATTTCTTGATTTTCCGTTACTTCTTTTTTATATAGTTGCATTAGTTTTTTCTTTTCTTCGTATGTCATTTTTTCCCTTCCTTTATTATTTAAAATTCAATAGCCAAAATTCATCCATTGGATACTGTCAGCCACCGCGTAAGGCTTTAGCTTGTGTCTTCCAACCCTGTATTTTGGAGGTACTTTACAAATCCGCAGGCCGTGCGGTTGAAACCCGCCTTTCAGATCAAGATATTTTTGAGCTTGATACTTGTATTTAAATCTTCTCATTCTTTCCCTTCCTTCCTAGTTATAAAGAATTAAGGCCCTGATCATCAAGGCCCTAAATGTTTACAGCTACCTCTTTACTAAATAGTTTCCCTTTGAGTCTTTAACATCTCTGGGTAGAACAGTTGCAAAAATCCACGCCCCGATCAATCCAATGATCCAGATCGCAAGTACTAAAACAGTGATTAATAAATCTAGCATTTTCTATACCTCCTTTTGAAACGCCAACTCCATTGCGGCGTGCTTTAATTGTCTTTGTTTCATTTTCTCTTCCCAGTTCGGATCAAGTAGGCCCGCTTTAACTTCAATAGATGGCCAATAGCCGGACTTTGATTGAAAATCTGTAATGGCCTGGGAGTATTCAGGAAAGAAGTAACTAAATACCTTCCGGTTCCCGGTGTCACTTTTGGCTATTGCCTGGGCTAGTTCCATCTCGGCTCCTTCTAGTTTCCTATATTGCCAGTTGATTAGAAACGTTTCTGCTTTGTTTAAGTTTTGGTAGTTGATAGTCATTTTATTAGTTCCTTTTATTATTAAAGTGATTGAGTTTGTACTTCTACTGCATAGCCTAAAGCCTTGATATTTTCCAACGTTGATCTGGTCAAAGTCTTAGTATCTGCAAGCCTTGCGAACAGGAAAGAGTCCTTGCAAACTGGATAAACGGTATCTTTCCCGTAAATATTCTTGATCTTTACTTTTATTGATTTCATTGTAAGTCCTTGTTTTTTAATGATAAATTGGCATTATTGCCCTTTTTGCTTTCTTTCTTTCTTAGGTTAATTATACTTATCTGATCTGAAATGTGAGACTTTGTGAATTAATTAGTATTTAGATCTCATTTGATGGCCTGATTGATCCAGGCTGAACGCCTTGATCTGCTAAGAATAAAACCCGGTTACTAATTTCTATTAATGAAGGGATATATAAAAACCTGGAATCTCTGGGCAATTAATAATTCATTTGATCAATTAATATCTATGTATGAATATCTATGTATGAATAACTATGTATGACTAGCTGCATATGAATACCTATGTATGAAGGGGAGTGTATGTCTATGTATGTATGAGGTCATATATATGTTTAAAGCCAGGAAAGTCGACCCCACCCCACCCTTTCGCAGAATTCCACACACGCTGAAACCCACCTACAGGTAAAATTATTATTTTTTCAATATAGGGTCTGGTTAATCCTGGGAGATTCGGGCACAATAATTAATTCAATGCAAACCAAGAAAATAGTCTAACTTACGTTGGGTTTATAAGGTATAATATTACTTATCTTTTATGCAAACAGTCTAACAAACCTAGAAACTAACTAAAGAGGTCATCCTCCTTACTGCTATATATAAACACTCTTTAGAATATTACTAGGTATATAAGATAACACTACAATTATAGGGTATAATACTAAGTATGGCTAACAAAGGAAACATCTCTGTTGAATCTGAAGAAGAAATCAAAGAGATAGAAAAAGAATTAGAAGAAGAGTTGAGGTATGCAGTAGCTTCTGCCAAAGGTATAGTGCCAGCAGATGCTGTCATTAAGATTGAGCGCAAAGTAGGTAGACCTACAGGTGGACTTAGTGCAGAATCTAAGGCAGCAGGTGGTAAGAAGTCTAGAATCAAAAGAGGACAGACTTATAAGCCAACTGATGATGACTATTCCAAGGTGGAAGAGATGGTCACTATAGGATTGGACCAGCATACTATCGCCAAGGTTATGGGTATTAGCAACGCCACCCTAACTAAATATTTTATGCATAATTTGCTAGTAGGTAAAGATAAACGTACAGCCAGGGTTGCCGGAGTTGCTTATGAAATGGCAGTATCTGGAGAGAACCCTAGTATGACCACGTTTTGGCTTAAGACACAGGCTGGCTGGTCACCTAAACACCACGTTATTGTGGAAGATAGGCAATTTGACATACAGTGGGCTAGTAATGAGACGGATATAGCAGATGCCAACCAAGTACAAGTATTAAGAAATAAAGACGACAAGGTACACTAGTGCTGCCCGCACTCCATAGTAGATTAAAGCAACAGCTTATGGATGCAGGTAGAGAAGATGCAGATGCTGAAGCTCTTGCTAAGAATATATTAATTAAAAGAGGTCATCTTAATTCAGATGGCACAGCTACAGCAGAAGGACACACTAGAGGTAGTATGACTGCTTCTGAAAGAGCTATAGACAGGGCTGTTAAAAGATCAGGAGGAATTCCTGATTATTACGAGTATAATCCTGAAACAAATTATGCTAGCAAGACAACGGGAAGGGGAGTATGGAAGAAGAAAGGAAACCTATAATAATACCCTATACCCCTAGGGAATTACAAAGGCACTTACATACAAACTTAGCTAGATTCAATGTTGTTGTTTGTCATAGACGTTTTGGTAAGACAGTGTTTGCTGTTAATGAGTTAATCAAGTCAGCTGTACAAGACATCGGCAGTGGTAAGAGAGCACCAAGGTATGCATATATAGCACCTTTATTTAAACAGGCTAAGACAGTTGCCTGGGATGAACTAAAGAGGCTATGTGAAGTATTTCCGGATATCAAGTTTAATGAAGCCGAGCTAAGAGCTGACTTCTTGGGAGCTAGGATACAGTTATATGGTGCAGATAATTATGATACGTTAAGGGGAATTTATCTAGACGGAGTTGTATTAGATGAGTTTGCTCAGATGAACCCTAAGATGTTCTCTGAGGTAGTAAGACCCGCACTATCAGATAGAAAAGGCTATGCTATATTTATTGGCACACCAAAAGGAAAGAATGATTTTTACGACCTATACCATAATGCACCGGATAAGAAGGGCTGGGCTAGGTTCTTATTTAAGGCTAGTGAGACAGGGATATTAGATGATGAAGAATTGGAACTTGCGAAACAAGATATGGCAGAAACTGAATTTGAACAAGAATACGAGTGTTCTTGGTCTGCTGCGCTTAGAGGTGCGTATTATGCAAAAGAGGTTGAAGCTTGCTATGATGAAGACCGAGTGGGGAAAGTACCTTATGACCCGTCTAAGCAAGTAGTAACAGCCTGGGATTTAGGAGTATCTGACGCAACCTCAATTTGGTTCTGTCAATTTGTAGGAAAGGCAGTACACATAATAGATTATTATGAGAACTCAAATGAAGGTTTGCCTCACTATATAGATGTATTAGGTAGGAAAGGTTATAACTACGGTGCACATATTGCACCTCACGATATTGTAGTTAGAGAGTTTTCTACTGGTAAGAGCCGAAGAGATTTGGCATTTGATTTAGGTATAGACTTTCAAGTAGCACCAAAGTTAAAGGTAATGGATGGTATAGAAACCACTAGGACTTATTTAAACAAGTGTTGGTTTGATCAGGAAAATACTAAGAGAGGCTTAGAAGCATTACTACAGTATAGAAGTAGTTATGATGACAAGAAGAAAATATGGAGTCAGAGGCCGGTTCACGACTGGACCTCACACGCCAGCGATGCATTTAGGTACTTGTGCGTTACGGATGTAGTGTTTACAGGTAATGACAGTGTCTGGGGAAAGGAACTCCCTAAGACTGATTTGAGTTGGATAGTATAGGAGAAGATATGAATCCGAAATGGTTAGAGAATAAACTTTTAGAAATGGCACAGGACATTAAAGACTTGAAAGAAATAATGAAAGCAGTCACCAGTCCACCACCTTCTAAAGAAACGCAATACCCTATTAATAAAGGTAAATAATTTATGGCTAAAATGACAAAGCGTGAGCTCGCCTCTCACCTAGAACAGGAGATTTCTTCTGCTTTAGGTTACAAGGATGGCAAGTTAACGGAGCAACGCTCTGATGCAATGGACCGTTACTACGGTAAGAAGTATGGTAACGAACAAGAAGGTCGTTCTCAGATTGTCACTAGAGATGTAGCAGATGTAATCGAGTGGATTATGCCTAGCCTTATGAAGATATTTACTTCTGGGGATAAAGTAGTACAGTTTGAACCACAAGGTCCGGAAGATGTAGCGATGGCTAAGCAGTCCACAGATTACGTGAACTACGTCATTATGAGACAGAACCCCGGCTTTAGTATAATATACCAATGGTTCAAGGATGCACTGCTACAAAAGAATGGTATTGTAAAGCATTACTGGG